GGTGCATCAGGATGTTATGTTCTGCTTGGAAAACAAGCATGTAGTTGAAAGTACCAGAGATGCCAAGTGGCATTGCGTCAGAGAAAGAACCTTGCCCGAATGGGTAGACGAGGAAGACTGCGGATGCTGCTGCAACTGGTGCAGAGTATGCTACACAGATCCAGGGTCTCATGCCCAGGCGGTAGGAAAGTTCCCACTCACGTCCCATATATGCATAGATGCCAATGAGGAAGTGAAAGACTACAAGTTGGAAAGGACCACCGTTATACAGCCACTCGTCAAGCGATGCGGCTTCCCAGATGGGATAGAAGTGAAGACCAATTGCGTTGGAAGAGGGAACAACTGCACCAGAGATGATGTTGTTACCATACATTAGTGAACCAGCAACTGGTTCGCGGATACCGTCGATGTCCACGGGGGGAGCAGCGACGAATGCTACGACGAAACAGATGGTTGCTGCCAACAGAGTTGGAATCATCAGTACACCGAACCAACCGACATACAGACGGTTGTTAGTTGATGTTACCCACTCGCAGAATGATTCCCACGATGAGGTTGATTGTTGCCTTGAAAGTGTTGCCATTGTTTTGAACTAAAAAGTAAGATCATCAGGGAAATGATGGTTTTACTATTCCTGTATCACCCTTAGACACAGGTATGAAAGACGTTTTTAGACACCCTATAGGTCTTGGTTGAAGGGGTGTTACGAACAGTAAAGGAATGTGTTGGTTCCTTGACTTGCTGACTTATTTATAATACTACAGTTTCCCTTACCTGTCAAGCCCCTTTCCCAAGAAGCGTTTTGAGTTTTCTTGCCTTCGCCTTGAGATTCATTGCCTCCTTTGCCTTTGCATCAATTTCTGGATTGCCTGTGGGTGACATTGCTTCTGCGCTATGAGGATCTAATCCATTATAGTATTTTGAAACTCTCTGCCCATTAACCAAATCTGGATGATATCCATTTATCGTTTTAGGTGGTGGATCATTTGGATATCCATTCTTAGATGGTTTATCTGAATAATCAATTTCTTTCTTCAGAGATTTTGAAACCTTTTTAAATAAAGGATCTTTATCAGCAGATAAGGTTTCCTGTTCATCTATTTTATTTTGATTAAATGGTGTTTCATAATTTGGATTTTCTTTCACTAATGCCTTTTCATGAGCAATAATATTTAATTGTTCTTGGAGTTCTCTATCCCTTTTCTTTTTAAGATTATCACTAACAATCATATTCCAATATTGATCGCCATGACCAACCTTGTCATACACAAGATTCATTCTTTCACTTGTCTCATAACCAACCCAGTCTTTATCTTTTTGTCTCCACCTTTGTCCTCTTGCATTTCCAGAAGCAACTAATTCGTCACTAACTTGAGACGCTGTTTTATCTGGAGTATTTTGAGCAGAATACTTACCAGCAAAATTCATTTTATATTTCTTGGGAAGTTCAGGAACTTCATATGGTTTCTTTATATTTTTCAGAATTCTTTTTCTAGATTCTGTGAGAGTAAAGATAGTTTCTCCATTGTAATCATAATTTTCGTTCTTACCTTTACCCCAATTAATAACATCTTTTACGAATTTCTGAACATATGTTCCAACAGCAGCACCACCAGCTGCTGCACCACTTACAGCAGCTGCACCACCAGGTGTGGTTACATCAGGAGTTGGCATTGATCCAGGACCACCCTTTGATGCAGGTCTAGTAGGATCAAATCCTTGTTGAGGTCTCCAACCTTGAATACCACCAGGCATTTCACCAGTTTTTTTGTAAGCATCAAAACTATTTGAACCTGTATCTTTCAATGCTCTCTGAGCCCAGTCCCATCCTGGATCACCTTTTTTGATGACTTCATATTTTCCAGTATTAGTATTCCATATTTCTTTTGAACTACTATTAATCTTAGGAGGTCTTGGTGCCTTACCAGCGAATGGTCCAGGAGGTTTACCCTTGATCAATAAATCTTTCAGGTAACCACCTTGCTTCATTATTCCAGAAATTGATGGACCAAATGCTACAATTGCAGATTTAACAAGAGCGTAACTTAATCCTAGTAAGGCAAGATCACCAGCAAGATCATAAGGCACAGGAGCATCACCAAAGTCCTCAGGACTCATGCCATCATATAAAGCATCACTTCCTTCAAAACCATCAAGACCAGCATCAATCAATTCTTTTTTCTCTGCATCGGTAAGAGTTAAACCACTAGTTATCTTATCAATTAACTCTTTCAATCTTTTAATTTTAGGGTCTGTGGGAGTAGGTTGATCATTATTACCCGCAAGTTCTGGATAGTCTAATTCATATGGATCAGAAGTATCAATTTTACCACCCATAATATAATCACCTATTCTACTAAGGAGAGCACTTCTTTCTATAGCGGTCGCCTCATAAACTCTAGTTAATCTATCATATTCAGTATTTTCACTTGGACCATTCATCCAGGCATTCAATACTGCAGATGCACCAAAATAATTTCCTGCTGCTGACAAGGCGTCAACTTGTGCCGACATTGCATTATAAGCTGGTTGTACTACATCAGTAAAATAAGTAGATGCAGTATTTTGTTCCTCTACTTGTCTTGTTCCAAGATCATCATACAAAGTACCAGAATCTTTTATGAATGATGCTGATAAATCAGTACCTAATAATTCCAAGGTAAGATTTTCTAACGTATGTCCTTTAAGATATCCAAATGAAAATGGTCCTCCTTGCGTTCTTAACCACCTAACATTAGATGCACTAACTGGATAGTTTTGTACCCTACCACCGCCAGTTACTTCACCATCCTGATTATTGGCATAGGGACCAGTATCATCACCATCAGCATTTCTAAAAAATGCAGGTCCATCTGGTTCCTGTTCCTGTAGGTTTATAATATCTCTGACTCTTTTCATTTTTTTCCGGGGGTATAATTTTTTACTTTAGAATTAAATGTTTTTAAAACGTGATGCATTTGTTTTATTGACATTTGCTTTTCAGATGCCATACTTCCAAGTTTAAAACCCATATCTTCAATAGAATCTCCAGATTTTATATATCCGTTAATTGTAGTTTGAATTTCACTTTTTTCTTTGTTTGTAAAAAATACCTCTACTTTATCAGGATTCTCATTTGGACCTATACCATTACCACTTCTCATATTATCAGGAACATTTGGTAAATTCAAATTTTCAGAAAGACCTCCACCATAAAAATAAGGAACATCTTTAATATAATCTCCAAGAGAAATTCTTTCTTTCACCCACTGTGCCATTTCAAGAGTAAATTTTTGATTGTAAATTGTCAATCCATCTTGAGTTCCATTCCAAACTGTATGAGAACCATTCATATTACGTTCCCATTGTCCATCAATTTTTGCAAGTAAAACAAATTGTCTGGTGTCTTTCTGAAGATATCCAATACTAGTATATGATCCTGATTTTGTGGAGACAAACTCATCTACAATTGGTCCCAAAATAAATCCCTCTGATTCGGGAGGTAACTTAGAAAAAACTGTTCCATCCTCACCAATCAACCCTGAAGTATCTTGACCTGTTGGATCATATACAAAATAATCCTGACTAAAATCAGAATGTTGTGGTTTATTAAATTCACCACCACTCCAATATTTTTCTGTAGGTTCTATTTCAACTGTTTTTTTATCATAAACACCAGTCGTATTGTTTGTTGGAAGTGCCTCAAGCAATCGCAATTTCTCAGCAATACTCTTATTGTTTAATTGTTTTAATGCTTTGCTATACCGATTTGCCATCCAACGCACTAATCTTTTATATATTTATTATTACTCCAATTCCATCATTTCAAACTACATCTTTACATTGAAAAAATCTTACTCTAAATAGCAGTAGCGTCTATTTGGTAAAGTATCCATGAAAAGATTGTTGCCATTAATAATGATTTTGATGACAGCAACCGCCACTAATGCTGGCGGAATTGTTTCTAAACATGCTTCTAGTGTTCAACTTACGGTTGATTCTGCCAGGACTCAGGCAACCAGAATTGGTTCCTCATTCAGTATCACCGGTTCAAATATTGATACCACCGATGGTAGCACTGCAGGAGCTGTTTCTGCTGGTACTATTACTTCTGGTATCTATGCACCAGGTACTATTACTGCTACTCAAGATACAGCAGGTTCAGCATTCTCCTTTAGTCAATCATATACCCAAGGTGATGTAGTGCCAACTGCTGCTCCTACTGTAGGTCAAGTGCCTAACTTTTCTAGCACCCTTAGTTATACTGCAGGTGCTGCTGGAGACCTTGCTGGAACTGTCACCTCTGCTGGAGTTATCTCCATCACCGCAGGTGGAGCTGGAACCAGTGGAACCGGACAATTCGTTTCTGAGATCACCATAATTGATTGAGGAAATTCGTAATGACCCGTTTTGGAAAGACAATATTCTGGTCTGTAATGTCTGCGGTGGGTGCAAGTGCCATACTTGTTCCTGCCCAGGCGGTCCCTGTGGTGCCAAACTTCACACAGGGAAGTATGACCAGTCACACAGAAACAACTCAGAAGATAACTGAGACTATAAATTCAATGGATTACAACACAGGGTATCAATACTCTGCGACTGGCAGTGGTATTGAACCAATAAACGGAACCTTAAGTCCTGAAAGAGGTTCTACTAACGTATCAATAAATGGAGTGACTTCATCATGGACAGGAGTAACAAATACACCACAATTCGTCCAAACGAATCCGGGGGATGCGTTTCAGTTTACAGAAACTTACAGCGGACCTGGACTTTCAAATCACACGATCATTCAGAGAGAAACCGACGTAACAAGTATCACAGATACTACAAGTATATTCCAACAATAATTACACTAATCTTTACTCTTCCGGTAAATGCAGAAACTGTTGGTGGCGTCAGTGCTACCGCTTCTCCTGTTGCTAATTCTAGTGGTAGCGTCACAAACCAGGCGATCCAGGTTTTACAGGGACCATATATCACCAATACATATGGGTCGGGGATACAGTGTCAGGGTCCTACATTAAACCTTACCCCATATGTAACTGGTGCAGGTTCAATACAAAGACCTTGGGAACCACATTATATGGACCCAGTATATGATATCAGTGATAATTATGGTGCGTTTGATGAAAATGGTAATCAAACTGGAGATGGTATCATTGATAACCCAGGCAATATCCTATTTCGTAAGAGAACTAGAACTGGACAAAAAGATACCTATAGTCTATCCGTAGGTTTCTCTGCTACGTGGTCACGACCATTAGATAGAAAACTACAAGACCAATGCAAAGAAGCAGCTGCTGCTAACATCGCATTGATGCAACAGGCAACTGCCAATAAAAGATTAGATTTTGAGATTGCTAGACTTAAAAATTGTGGAGAATTAATTCAGAAGGGTATTGCTTTTCATCCCAAGAGTCCTTATCATTCAGTGTGTGCTGATGTAGTAGTAAAAAATACCACTTACATCAAACCACATAAACACACTATCCCAAAACCTATTTCTTCAATGCCTTCCTTAGGGCTTGAATCGCATTCACCCGGTCGCGCTGAGCTCCTTGGCGCTCCTTTACAGATTCAACCTTACTCACCTTCCCCCTGATAGAAGCAATCTTTTTGACGACTTTTTTAGTTACAGGTTTCACAACCCTCAAAAGAATATCAGCAAAAGGTTTTGCCAACAATGCGGAAGTTGTTGCTACGACAGCAATGGATGCAGTTGTAGTAATGATACCAGCAGGAGGAATAGCATTAACAACTTGATTTAGAATAGGAATATCTTCTACTTCACGAATACACTGGTTGCCATCTATACGGTAACCAGTTATTTTTTTGCGTCCACTATCAAAAATAAACCCAATAGGTTCTGTTTGCAATTGTTCCTTTGTTGGACACTCTATTTGTGCTGTTGCTGCTGAAGTATCTGGAACTTCAGGAGTCTTTGGTACATCTTGCGAAGGTCTTACTTCCTCTCCTTTATATGCAGGAACTGGTGCCTCTTCTTTAAAATCTAAGTCATCTTTATCATAATCAATCGGATCAAAACTAGGAGCACTAGAATCACAATAAGTTTTTACACCTTTAGGGTCATCTTCTGAAATTATTCCACTCTTCTCTCTACCAGAATTTTGTTCGTGTGCCTCAACACATCCAGGCATATCAACAACAGGAACTCCAATAGTTACAGTTACAGGTGGAGTGTTTGGAATACTATACCTAGGTTCTGGTATAATTGTTGTTGATATATCTGGAATGTTTAACTCTCTAATTCTAATTTCATTAGTTCCAATATCAGGTATTTCCATTGATTATATCTCCATACTCCTCAAAACTAAACTTACTTTGCACGGTTTGCTTGGCAAGTTTATCTCTAAGGGCATTAACTTTTTCATCAGTATATTGCCGAAAGTTTCCTTTCTTCTCAACTTTTTTATAGTAATGAAGCGCATTGAGGATGATTGTATAATCCTCCATATCCAATTCAAAATTCATTTTACTAACAATCATCAAATACGGAACCTACTGTAGAACCAACAGTAGAACCTACTTTACCACCCAAAAGTGATACCCAACCAGCTGCTAACCATCCAACATATGGAATACCAATCACAGCAGGAACACCAACACCAGCAGCAATACTAGTTCCTGCCATTGCACCTTGACTCCGTGCGCCAGCGTCCGCCACTATACACTCTATTTCTTTTGCAGACTTTCCCTCTTCACCTGTTGCACCTCCTAGATTTCTAGTGCCATCCATAGTGAATTGGTCTCTACGCCACTCACGGCGACTCTCTGTGCCACCACCAAAGAATCCTTTCTTATTAGTATCTGAAGATAATGATTTTTGGGATTCTAAAATAGCAGGATCATTTGCTTTGTATTCTATACTATAACCTTCTTTGCCTGCTTGAATTCTATAAGAAGAATAATCTCCTCCAGGGAAATTGATGATTGGTGCTTCAGGTACTCTTGTTGCTTTAATGAGATGCCCCAAAACACCGATGTGTGCTACAGCAACTACACCACCAACACTTAATACAACCCACTTAAACGGTGACTTATCCATCATTCTACTAAGGTCCCATGTGTTCTACGTATTTCACGAAGTTTTTCAAGGTTCATATCTTTGGTGCCACCATCATAGGCATGAGCATACCCTTCCTCAATCATTTGCTCGTTGAGGGACACGTCTGCATCCCCAATGTAAAGCCAACCCAGAAGACGCCCATATTTCCCAGTCCCACCAACAAGTTCAGTCCTAACAGACAACTCATCATCACCAGCCAAAGTGCCTTCGAGTTTCTCTTTGAGCCAGTTGGTTGCGTCGATTCCAAGTGCCTTCTCCTCTAGATTTCTCGTTCTTTTCTCCGGTGTATCAACTCCTGCAATTCTAACTCTTTCTTTCTTGTATAAATCAAACCCGAGGTCAATAGTGACATCGATAGTATCGCCATCAAGAACACGATTTATCTCCGTCACTCGGAAGTTGTAACAACTCTTCCTGCTTGGTGGCGTTAGTGCTCCCATGGGATTCCCTTTCATCTATTCCTAGTATATAGTAGATATAATAAGAAACTCCCGCCAAAAGGATGATTATAGAAATAATCACACTCCAGACGGGGTCATTTGGATTTTGTAATGGATGTAATATTAGATTCATATAGGTTTAATAAATTACTTCACATCATTCGACGTGAATTGTACCAGTCATACCTGCACCTTTGTGTGGTCCACACCAAAATTCATAGTCACCAGCATCGGCAAACTTGATATCTTGTGACTCACCAGGAGCAAAAAGCAGCGACTCTCTTGAAAGATCTGGACGTGCTTCAACAATAATATTATGTGGAGGGAGTGCCTCGTTTACAAAGTGTAGTGTGTCACCTGCAGAAATTGAAATCTCATTAGGTTCAAATGCTAGGTTACCTCCCGCACCCATAACAACATCAACAGCAAAGACTGGTGATGCCATAAACATGACACCCAGTAAACAAATCAAACTAACAAATTTTCTCATCTTTTTTTCTACAAGGTAGGTTTTACAGGTGGTTCATCATCATTAGTGATGAACTTAATTGGTGCTTGTTCGACACGAATAGTTTGAGCAGGTGCAGTCTGTGCTGCAGCAGCAATCAATCTTTCCATATCTGCTTTACTGATACCACCATTTCCTTTGGAAGAACCATCACCACCTTTCTTTGCTGCCTGAACACCAAAAGTCGCAAGCACTCCGGTGAAGACACTTGCGATAAAGGTAGGATCTAGTTTTTGCTCGGGAATACCAAGTACGGGTGGTAACTGAATGTACGCCAGCGTGAGTATTCCGCCGCTCCAAACAAGGATGCCAAGCCTAACAAAAGTAGACAGAATATCAAGCTGTTCTTCTTTGTCACTTGCTGCCTCCTTCATCTTTCCAAGAATACCTTTCTTTTTAGGATCTTCCTTCTTGACTTCCTCTGACATTCCGTGTAGAGCAACGCATTTCTATTTAGAAATATACCCCTCTTTGACTAGATACTTTCTTGTCAGTGGAGTTGGTTCATATTCCATCCACATCTGACCAGCAGCACAAGCATTCAGGGCATCAGCAGTCATTCCTTCAGTCTTACCTGCCCAAGTTGCTTCCTTCTCCCATGGCCATGCTGACTCAGGATACGCGCTCTCTACCATCTCACGCCATAACATAGGGACAGTATCTTCTGGCATAATGAGAGCAATCAAACTATTGTTGATAGTGCCTGCCATACAATCTTGTGCAGCGTGCCATCCTTCATGACGCATTACACTCATGAGTACACCAGGACGACCCATAAATGTCTTGTTCAAGAAGAAGTTATTTCCTACAGTGTGATAAACACCACGATGTCCTACAGGAAAATATTTTTCATCTGCTAAAAACACTTTAACTCCGACCCTGTTAAGGGAAGTAAGCATGATGTTGAATTCAGTAGCAACAGGAGTAAAGTCAGAAGTATTAGGATACTGACGAGAAATATCCAAAAGGTTAGTGACTTCTTCGACTCCATCGGTGCATTCCCGTAGTAACATACATCCCATAGAATCATTAGTATAGAAACCTTTGGTAGGTTCTGCAAGCACAGGAACGCTCAAAAACGTTGCTGCGATTACTGCTAATAGTTTTTTCATTAGAAAGGAAGACCAACAGGAGGAACAGCACCACCAGTTGCACCAGGAATTTCTGGCATCTCTGGCATCAACCCTTCAATAATACCCGGAATTGCTTCGGCAATTTCTTCTACTGCTTTCTCTCTCGCTTGTTCAATCATGACATCTGCATTCTTATAAAGATACCAAGCACCAGCAACGCTAGCACCAGATACTAAAAAAGAAAATGCTGCCATCAAATTAAAAACTTTTTGCATAATATGCCTCATAGTATTTTGTAATTCCACTGCAACTTACGTTGCCTTGAGAGACCCAATCATGGGCACACTCATAAATGGATTGGTTGGTATATTTAGACTTCCGTGTGGTATCTAAATCCTTACCATATTTTTCATTTAAAATGAATAGTGCTTGTTGACGCACCTTCATTTTATCTTCATTGTAACGCCAATCATTGACTATTTTGTCTGTCATTTTTTCATGATAATTTTTATATATTCCTCCTAACCATCCATAACCTTGAGTAAAATGTCCCGGACCACACTCAAAAAGAGGTGCTTCTAGGTTCTTACAGTCTTCTGGATCAATCAAGAGTATACCATTTGGGTTACATAACTGTATGCATAGGTATCACGCGAACCACGAATACCCCATCCCAACCAATAATAGGATGGAATCATATATTTTGCAACCGTTTGTCCACTACCTTCAAAGTCAGGGAGAGTCCTCACAAAGATGTCTTCATTAATCATATAACGAGTCTGACATTCAAGGGTACTGGGGTCACACCCATACTTACTTGCGAAGTTACCTAACCCCAAATAACGGTTCTTAGAGGTCCACTGAATGATCCCGTAACCACCCCGATGGCAATCAATGTAAGGAACTCTAGCACCTCCCTCACATATATTGGCAATGAACTTACTTTCCTGTTTAATGTTACCCAGGATCGTTGCCAGGGCATTTCTATCTTTGATTTTTGTGCCACGTTGTAATTCTTTTAAAACGTATTGTTCTTCTGGTGTACACTCAGGACAAATCCATGTCTTTGGAACTTCGACTACTACCTCTTCTACAGGAGATGGTGTTTGCACTATTTTATTATTACTACTTAACCAATTAATTCCAGATACTAATGGAATAGCAATAGCAACTAATCCAATACTGATAGTGTTGATCATGTTCTTCATAGGGTGACTAATATATTATCATAGAAAAAGGAGACCGTCAAGTCTCCTTTATATATCAAATCGGATTATATGCTGGAGTCATTAGTCCACCGTCTGGTGGTCCATCATCATCTTCATTAGTTTCTATTAATAATAGCATAAAGAATAGGGGTGTCAAGAAAAAAATAATTGCCTGGGCCCATTCAATACTCATACTTTTGTTCTCTTTGGGGTCATTGCTGCTGCTGCTCCAATTGGAATTAGGATTAAGAATGCTACTGCAAGAAATCCCATTACCAAATACCTGGAATAATTTGCCCACTAACGGCATAACTACCCATTGCGGCAATGACTCCGATCATTGCTGCCCAACCGTTGATGCGTTCTGCGTTTTCGTTCATTGTTTTTCCTCTAATGTTTTGTTTAGAATAATGATTCGTTCACCATCATGGGTGAACTGTAGTTCGTCATCTGGATGCCATAGAAGTTCTTCATACATGTCATCCAGTTTCTGCATGTCTTCATAGAGTTGATTTGAATTAGGCATTATCAAAGTGTTTTACAATGACTTCAATTCGTTCTTCTTCATGTGCGATGACATCAAGTTGATCCTGAATAGCAGCAAGAACATCAGGATGCTCACCGATACCTACAGGGTTTTCTAGATAAACTTCTATGTTAGCCTTTGCTTTAGCAATGTTACCATTAGCATCAGCACGAAGTGCATCTAAGATTTTAAAACGGAGAGTGACAGACATTAGTAAAGTTCCTCTTCTTTTTCAGTTTCAATTACACAATCACTTGTCGGATAAGCAACACATGTAAGAACAAATCCCGATGCCATCTGGTCATCATCTAAGAAAGATTGATCGGTTTGGTCTACAGTGCCACTGACAATCTTACCAGCACAGGATGAACACGCACCCGCACGGCAAGAATAGTTCATATCAACTCCACCTTCCTCAGCAGCGTCCAGAATATACTGATCGTCTTCACAAGAGATAATGGTATCTCCATCAGGAGTTCGGAGAGTAATCGTGTATGCCATTAGTTCGGTATAAAGTTAGGTTAATTATATAGAAAGTTTGATACTCTGTCAAGTATCATCCACTAACTTCAAGATAAAATTTGGTTTGATCACTCTTAGAGTTTTCGTAAGATGAAATATCACCATATTCTTTGTGGTCACCGTAACCAACCATTCTGCCTTTAGTGTTCTGCAGAGCAGGCATAAAGACAATAAAAAAGAATACTCCTGGGGCACCAACCAAAAGGGCACCACCAATCACATAATAAGTCAGAATTTCAAGTAGAGAGGGTTCCATCAGTAGGTTTCAGATAGGTTTTCAATAGAATAGCAAAGCAATACTAAGAATACAATGCTTGTTAGGGTAAAAGCAAATTCAGTCATTAGAATCCGAAGACACCAAAGAAAAATACGCTACCACTGAAAGCATAAGAGACAACAGCAGCAACAAATCCAAGCATAGCAGTGCGTCCATTCAATTTCTCTGCCTTTTCTGCATATGACTCATAACCGTAACGTTCCGCATCAGTTTGTGAAATATACATTTGGGGTTCTCTGGCGAACAGGTTTTGCTGTCCACGATCGTTTGTTGTTACAGTCACGATACACTCCGTAATGTTTCTTTACATATTATATAGGAAACGTAAAGTTTTGTCAATAGTCCATGTTTCCACCATATCGGATACAGGTCTTTTTATTTTCTGCTGAGGATCTACACCACTGCCTCACGTATGCATCTGCATCTTTACTCATTGAGAAGTGTGCATGGTTGTGGAGCATCCCAATCATAATCAACACTCCAATAGACATCACATTAAAGTGTGTAGCAGGATGAGTGACGATCTTTACAAAATAATTTCGCATAAAAAAAAGGGATGCCGTCGCACCCCCAGTATAACATCTAGATATTTACTTGTCTATATGAACGATCAGAAGTTGTACTTGACGCCCAACTTTGCTCCGTAACCACGGTCAAGATCTTCGTCACCTGAACCAACGAATG